GCTCAGCTGCTTCAGATGTCTGCGGGAACCATTCCTGCTTGCCATAAACGGTAATCCCGTGATCCATACGGCTAACTGCATCCCGCATGATTACGTATCGATCAGCAATGTGCTTTTGCCCGCGCGGCACCATCGCATATACATCTTTGAGCGATTTACCCAACACATTACCTTCTAAGTCCACAAATTTGTCTTTAACGGTTACATTGGCAAGGTTGTTAGCCCTACTGCTGTCCATGGCGGAATTGTAAGTTTTTTTATTGATCATCTTGAACGGTGAAAAACGATCAATGAAGTTCTCTTTAACCGTTGAGGCCACATCTTCGACACGATCAAGAATAGAACCTCTCTTGCGAGCTCTATCAACTATATGTGTATCGATCAGCTCTTTGCCGCTTTTCGCCCCTGGAGTGGCACCGATACCTTGATTACCAAAAAGATCGGTAAACCAGTTGCCCTTTGCTGTCTCAGGTTTGATCTCCACTGGATCAGGCTTAGTCTTAGGAGCAACTGGATCAAGTTGTGGAGTTTGTGCAGGTGTGGCCGGCTGACCATTACGCATGAATCTATTCTTAATCGCACTGCCTGCCATGCCTAGAGCAGCGTCACCAACACCACCAAAAGCAGCACCCAAGCCAGCAGCTGCAGCTACGTTACCAGCATCCGTATTGCCCTTGATCATCTCGTAAGCAGCGTTTTGGACTCCACCAGCTATGCCACCTTCCAACGCTCTCTCACCAACGTTTCCAGTCACTCTACTAAGTGCAGGAGTAGACTTCGTAGCTTTATCTACGCCCTTTTGTAGCGCCTGTGTTGCCTTCTGGCCTACCTTTGTAGACAATGCGCCGCGGGCAACCTGGTACGGTCCAGTTAGCAAGCTCTGCTCTAGTGCAGCAGGGTTGGTCGAAAATCCTGCCACGTTACCAGCTAGTTCGGCTGCCTTGCCTACTATTCCTTCTGTGGTAGGAGCTGTACTAGTTTGGATATTCAGCGCATCTCCGGCACCCTTTTGAAAGTTGGCGAGCCCCGGAGTGTAAGCCTGCACGTAATCAATTGCAGTAGCAAAAGGCTCACCGATATTACGAGTGAGCCATCCTCCGAATCCTTTTTGCGGGTTAATCGCAGCACGCCTGTCTTGCTGGGACTGAATCCATTCTTGCTGTGGTGACATCTGCGGTTGTTGCACTGGATTACGCTGCTGGAAGTCTCTAATCATATCAGCACCCGATGGCATGCCCTGACTGATCAATTGCTGTGTCTGCTGAGCGTTTTGCTCTCTGGCTGCTGTCTGGACATTCCTCGCTATATCTTGCACGGTAGGGTTTTTAACGAAATCGCTTATCATATTGAATGGTTTGCTCATTGTAGACGCAGGGTCATTTTTAGGAGGTTCGTAGGAAGCTAGCGCTCGTGCACGAGAAGAGACATAAGGACCAGTATCTTGCTGGCTATACTGCCCACTTAATATCCGTTCCTTAGCCTCTATCCCTCTGCGGCGCCTCTCCGACCGTGTAGTCATAGGTCTCTCCCTCCCTTAATACCATTTGTTTTTATCCCAGAATTGCAGCGCCTTCTCTGGAGTCCCGTAACGATCTATGACATATTGAATACCGGCTACAGCTTGCTGATAAGGATCACTCCAATCAACTTTGCCGCCTCCATAGTTCTTGCGCGTGCCGTCAAGAAATTGAAATAGCCCTCGTGCTGTAGACTTCGGATTCTTCGCATTAGGATTAAAACTCGACTCACGTGCTACCAATTCAAGCAGAGGCTTCAGCCAAGTGTCTGGTTTGCCAGATGCTTTCAATGCGCTGGATACAGCACTGCTTGCAGCCTGGTAAGCTTTAGGGTTTGCCTTTGCGTCCTTGTCTGCTTTGTAGTAGTTTTTATACGCCCCACCACCGGTGAGGCTACTGAAGTTTCCCGAGTTTACTCCGAACTGTTTGTCAAAGCCCTCAATCTCTTTCTTCGTTAGCCCTAGAGACATCATGACTTGATCGTCCTGCCCGTCTGGCAGTCCATAACCAACTACTGATCTATAAATAGATTCTGCTGTTACGCCGGGCGCTCTTTTCCCATCTGCACCTAACACTTGCGGTTTCAAAGAATCAAGGACCTTGTTGGGAGTCAAGCCACTATATTTAGGCGGGCTTGCGTCTCCGGCTAACTTGCCATCTAACGATGCCCATCTGTAGTCCTCATCCAAGTTCATTTGTTCACGTTGCATTGCTAACCTTGCTTGATCCATCGTAATGCCTGCTTGTCGGGCGGCAGATTCTATGCCGAATTGGCGAACACTCTCAGCGAACTGCTTATCCCATTGAGAGTCTTTAACGTTGTCGCGACCTTTACCGTAATCAAACTCTTGCTGCCATCTATTGTCCATAACCTTGTCGCGCCCTTGCTGGTATGCCCATTGCTGACCTGCAAGTGTTTGCGCCCCCTTGCCTGCGTTATCCACTAAACTCCCCCAGCGCGGTGAAGGTCCAGCACCAAGATTACCAGTGCGGTCAACCATATCCAGATAGGCATTCCAGTTACCCTGTTTAATCTGCTGATCCATCGCCTGTCCTGCAAGCGTCCTCTGCATCTGTTGTGGAGCTGCTTGACCTCCCTGCGCAGCCTGACCGCTCATAGCAGCAGATTGGGCAGGCTGCGCGCTACCCCCTGCTACTGACGCCTGAGCGGCGTACGGGTTGTATCCAGAATACCCCCCGACTGGCACATTCCCTGTCCAGTTTACCTGATCGGAGTAGGTGCCATAGTTGAATCCCCGATCGGACTCGAATGCGGCTCGATTAGCCGCGTACTGCTGATATGCGCGATTAAACGCATCGTTATTCAACTGACTATTGGCAAGTGCGCCCTGGATCTGCTGTCCATTCATCGCAAGCTCGTAATTCCGCTCATCCTGCAGAATGGATTGAATTAAGGCGTTGACCTCATCAGGTCGGGCATTCTGCAGCGCTGCATACTTCTCGTTCATTGTGTTCCTCAAATTGGCGAGATCCTGATTAACGTTATTCTGTCGTGAGGACAAGTCTTGCTGCATCTCACGATCTGTACGGCCGCGTTGCTGTGCAACCATACCGGCTGCATAGTCAGACCGTCCACTAAAAGGTGACCAGTTACGTGCGTTCTGGTTGTCCTCTAAAGATCGATCTTCACCCATCGTCTCACGAGTACGATCATACTGCGTTTGGATATTGCCCAACTGCTGGTTAGCCGTTGTTTCAGCGTCCCTGATCTGCTGGTCACAGTACAAACCAAGATCTCTTAGCTTGCGGTCTGTCTGCTCTTCTGCGTATTTCCTGATAGCAGCTTCGTCACGCACTGGATTCTGCGACGTGAAGGTTGGTATCTGCTGCGTTGGATTAGGCGCGACGAACGGACCCCCATTCGCTCCGGGTACGACCAATTCAGGCGTTTGCTGGGAAGTGATTTGATCACGAACTTGACCACTGTTAGGGCCTTTGAGTGTGTATCCTGCACGTTTAGCATCAGCCTCTAAATTGCCGATCAGGGTAGTGTCATTATTTTTCCACGCCTCATCGTACCTGTTTTGTTGGCTAGATGCATAAGCGTCCTTACTGCCATATTGAGCCCAGTAATCATTCGGCGAAGAATTAGAGTTACCACCAAATGTCCCACCAACACTAGGCTGACCATTCGGAACAGTAAATTGAGGGGTTGCAGGACCGCTATTCGGTGTGGACTTAGTAGGTGTAGGAGCAGAAGGAGTTGGTGTTGAAAATGTCGGTACAGATTGAGGTTGTGAGGGTGTTGAAACTCCTGACGATCCCTGTGAAAAGATTGGCGTCTGCAGCTTCCCGCCATTATTGTCCATTTCTGTTTTAAATGCATTCCTAATTTGGTCAAGCTTTGTTGTGGCCATCTTATCCCCTCCAGTCATAAAAAAGACGCCCTGCGAAAGGACGTCTAAATATTAGTTATTCAGCTTTTCTAAAACCTTATTAATTGGTACCGCTACGTTTATGGTCGTTCCTTCTTGCTGCAAGAACGACACGCCTACTACTTCGCCTTGCGTATTCACAACCGGACCTCCAGACGACCCATTATACGTCATTGCACTGTGGAGGATGTTATAGCCATCGTTATAAACGGTTATTTCACCTTCATTTATGGTAAACCTCATGCCAGGGAATCCTAAAGAATATACACGCTGTCCCTTGTTCCAGCCCGAAGTATTAACAGTCAGCGATGGTGCTCCATCGAATTTGATTGCCGCTATATCCAGTTCTGCATCATCAAACAAATATTCACTCTTAACAATGGTTTCATTCTTCCCATAAGTAATCTTAAGTGAACTACTACCTTCGACAACATGATGGTTTGTGACCAACACATTACCACGAATCACAAATCCACTGCCATACCACATTGCCTTACCAGATGCATCCAGCGCCGTAATCATACCGACACTCTCACCGATCTTGTTCAGCTGCTCTAATGACAACCCCTGTTTCGCAGGCTGTGCTGGCTGCTGTGGTAGCTTAATGTCAGCTCTATACTTATCTTGCACCCAATCGACTTGAGCGCCTAACGACTCTGCAATAGCTCTCAGCGGCAGCATGGTAGATCCATCTATGATCTGTCCGGGTACTGCTGATTTAACAGGCTGGCCGTTAACAGTAACCGCCACGATATCGCGGCCTTTATAGATCCCATTAATTGAAGCTGCATAGGCCGTACCAGATACCGCCATAAGGGCGATTATGCCAAGTAGTAGTTTACGCTTCAAGGTAACAACCTCCTGAGGGAAATTTTACCTCTATTCTACCACTTACTATTACTGATTGGCGATAGCCGCTTTGTACGGCTCCGGTATGTCCTCCAGCTTAATACGGTCCATTTCCAGCAAGAACTTGTATAGTCTCAGCTTCCGTTCGTCCATGCTACACCTCCAGTTGCAGGCTGGCTAGGTCTGCAAGAAGCTGCTTCATCTCAGCTAGTTCCTGCTGTACTGATTTTGGCTGCGGAGAATCAGCAAGATACAGCCCACCACCAGGACTTACAACGACTTCTCGTTCTTCGGTGTAGGCTCCTTCTGGAATCGGGTTACGTGTGACCGTTTCATATACAGCCGGTTCCAGCTCTGCCCCTGTTTCTTCATCAATCACAGCAGGTATAGCCACTTCTTGCGCTTCTTGCAGGTCCCATGGGCCAATATTGAGCAGAGTTCCATCAGCAGCAAAGTAGCAAATTTGCTTCATACATAGGCCGCCTTTCGCCATCCTGTATTTCCTGTTCCAGTCGCTTTAATCCACAAGCCCGCATCAGTTGTTGACCAAACAACGCAAAGGCTACCTGCTGCAGCAGTTTGGTTTCCTTCAGGGCTAGTAGACCTTCGAAATAAGTCTGTACCATTGAGAATCAACCTATCTGATTGAAAACGTATATTAGATTCAATCGTCGTCCCGTCTGATGCATAGCGGCGAAAATATGTTTCTGTGTCATTTGTCGATATGAGGCTACGCCTTATTCCTGCAACCAACATATCAAGCTCTGTCCCAGTACCAACATCTGAGAATAACTGTAAAGCTGTCCAAGGTCCTGAAACCCTTATCTTGCTACCATTTATATCTATAGGCCCCTGTATGACACCATTCAGCTTCGTGACTGTCTGTTCCCAATCGCTAAATAACCCATTAAGGGTTTTCCTAGTGTAGATCCAAGTTCCCCCGCCAGTATTCACAACGGTCTGAAAGCCATTAGCTGAAGATTCAGGCCTGTGAGTGACGAGCGTTCCAGCCGATACAGGGAAAGCCAAAGGGCCGCTAGTTGCGTCAAATCTCATAACGCTAATCCCAATAGGGAAATCAGTAATCAGGTTGCTGTTGTTCTTGCTGTTTCTAGGAAGCGTCAGGTTCACGAGCGCCGTGCTGCTGACCAGTCCTGTGACGAACTGATAAAGCAGATCGGCAGTGTCATAAATCTCTGTCAATGCTTCCCTGTTGGCTTTTGCTGATGCAACAATGGACGGCTGCTGGTTAATGACCGCCGCTTGCAGCTTAGTACGATCTGCTGGTAACTGTGCCATTAGTAACCACTCACCCTCCCTTTTAGATTGACTTCATAGACTTCGCAGAGTTCGTCTCGATTGTTCCTAAAACGAATCTGGAAGTAATACGAGTTTTTGCAGAATATAAGCGGAGTTGGCGCGCTGACCAAATCCGTGTAATCCAAGTTGGCCCACGCTGCTTCATCCCACTCGGTAACGTCCCAAGTCATATACTGGTTCTGTAGAGCATTGTTAACCTCAACCACAGTGCTGTAAAAGACCACTGATACATCAAGGGTAGACTTGCCTGCATACTGCCTGGCATTAATGATCAACTCATCCAGCAACGACATTTGTCCAGTCGTCTCAAACTTGAGCATATCAGAGACTCGAAGAAAGTCTATCGGCTGCTTACTGGTCATTGCAGCATTGGCGTAGTCGCTGCCTAGTTTAGCATCAAACTTGTGGACATGGCCTGTTTCCCCGGCATAGTACAGCTCGCCAGATCGTGCGAAGCCTGCTGCTTTGATGTTGTTCCATGGATACCATTCGCGGTTACGGACGTCATAGGCGTAGCAGAGGCGTTCAGATCCACGATTGAAACGTAACAAGTACAGGCTTGATCGAGCATCGAAATACCCCACTGCTCCTGTCTTCTCAGCCTCAGTGAGCCCGATCGCATCCCAGTCCAGTTTATCGACGGTGATTGATCGGGTTGAATACCGCCTTGATCCGGTATCCATAAGCTGTGTATCGTAAATCTCATAGACGCCATCGTCTGAGAGGTATACAACACTCTGCGCCCCGTCAGGATAAGTGACACGCTGAATAGACCGGGGAGCAACTACACCAGCCTGTGTGTTCAAGAATTTATTACCTTCGAAGTTGTCAAAATTTTCACCAAATAGAACGCCCCATCCCCTGCGCATCGGGAGCATCAGCACGTTGTCAAATGCAATGCCAGGGCCGTTCATATAGTCATTCTGCCGCACCCAGCGTTCCCACTGCACTGAAGGGAAGTAATCGAACGTCCAACGTTTTGAATACCACCAGGTATCTGACCCATCGGACACAAATAGATGTCCTTGGAACGAGAAGCAATACTTCATGTTCTTGGTGTGCAATGTGCTGAGTATGTTCGGCGGGTTAGGCGTTGGATCGTTTGCATCTGGCGTTATCTGAGCAACCGTAAAGGCCGAGTCATTATATGCCTTGATGCTGCCTGTATCCGTGATAATCTTTCGGCTCACTGTATTGCCGTCTGTATAGTCAACGTCATAAACATCTGCACTTGCGAGCGTACCAGTGGCAGCTTGCAGCGCATTACCGCTTAGCCGGTATAAACTTGTGCCAGCAGTAGCGATGACCTTGTCTGTAGCTCCTGTACGGTATACGGTTAGCCATTTGATCGGATTGCTGAGTGCTGCAGCAGTAACCGGCACTGAGCCTGGACGCTTTGCGCATGGACCGATACGCCCCTGCGGCATGACTCCGTTAAGCAGCAACCGTGCTTGGTACGGCGCTAGTGCTGTAGGCTGGGCCACTGTGTTAATGCCGCCGCTGACAGATAGGTCAAGCCTTAATGGCGGTTGGATACCTGGAGGCATGTTAATTCCCCCTCACGGTTGTTACGTCACCAAATGATGGAGGAGCACCAGCACTTGATTGCCCTCGAGCTGAGATAGCCGCCTGAGCAACGTTCGGATATCCGTCCTTCGCTTTGGCTTCCATAGCAGCAGATTCTTCATAAAAGTTCTTTACTGATTTCACCTGAGCACTAATCTTGTTGATCAAGGCATCATATCCTGATTCTGGACAGTCTACCGGATCGCCAATCTGCGTCACCTGTCTTGGGTAACGAATATATTTAAGTTTCACCTGACCCCTTATGCCCTTTAAATCAATGGGTTGGTTAGGTGACTCACAATACCAACCTGTGGGGGCTGTGTCACTATACCGTTTAGGGACTTCCATTTCATTGCCGCCACCGATGTTCAACAGTCTTAGTGGCTCAAACATATTTGTAATCGGTATGTTCCCGCGTGTGAAATCAACTACGCCATCAGCAGTGACATTCATTACGTCAGAAGCCTCCGTGTTGTAGCACAACCGAGCCATATCCCATAACGCGATATTCATAAATTGAATGAGGGTTTGATCTTGTGACCCCTCATCCGGCCCTAAATAACTCATATCCATTTTGTTAATCGTTCTCGCCACCGTTAAAATTTGACCGGCATTCCATGTGTTCATCGCTTCACCTCATACACGGTGCAGTTGTGCTCACGGCAAAACGCCACCGTCTCAGGATGGTGGATGGCTGCTGTCGGCGTCTCAGTCGTTACTGGCGGCGTTAATAGTCCCGGAGTCTCTACATAGTGTCCGTCCCAATCTGATCCAGGAGCGTCAACCATAGAAGCTACCGTAAATTGATAGGTCTTCATCACCATCGCTCCTTTATGACCGTTGGTTCATTACTAAGCGCATACAGGCTTAGGATCTGCTGTTTCATTGATAGGTAGATGACATGAGCATTCTCACTTTCTTGGCGCGCCTGCGCATCTCCTAATCGAGCCACAACGGATGGGAGCTTGTAAAACTTCGATAGGGCGTAAGCTGTATATAAAGGCGTGTAACGGTCATCGAAATCAATTTCCTGTAGCACGCTTGTAAAGTAGGTCAGTTGCTTGTAATAGTCGATATTCAATGTATCCGTTTGTCCAAAAGGCGTATGGAATATGATGTTGCCATTGAATATCCGATATTTACCCTTATACTCGCGATCTACACCGCTGTCCCAGTCACTCTGAAGCCACATTCGAGTAATGATTTTCATGTTCAGCGGATGAGGATATGATAAATCAGTAGTATTAAGCACCACTTGCGAAGACTCAGGCAGGTTAATGCTAACCCCTATGTCGGCATTCACTTGGTTCGCCCACTGAACGACATCTTCATTTTCAATAGGTTCTTTGATCTCACGTTCGATCATGTACCGGATCGCTGATAGTGTTGGAGGCAAATCGCTCACTCCCTCCTGTTATAAGGTGGTATCATGTTGGCTCTAAATCGTTAGAAACGACAGTTACGCCCGCCGAAAATGTGGCTTTGTGTGCCGCATTTTCAACGATGCTGTCCACTATCTTTACCTTAGCAGTACGTCCACCAGCAGCGCCAACAAGCTGATATGTTTTATCCGCTCTATATGTGTTTCCTGACAAAAGGATGTTTGTATCACCATAGGCAATACCAGCGGTGTTCACGTTGTTTAGATTTATCTTAGTCTCAGGGATCTCTGAGTTAATTATCTTTATTGATCTTACAGGAGTAACCGCCCCAATAAGTGTAGGAACGTTTCCTTGCACAAAGAGATTATCAAATAAAATTCCAGTTTGAACAGGCGTAGGAGCGTTAGGGTAGTAACTCCGTGAATAATTATCCTTGTCAAAGTGGATCGAGAATCCTGTAGGCCTGTTTTTCTGAAGGTAGATATTCCGAAATGTTATGTTCCGACAGCCCGCCGTATGAGTAGGATCGTCGTCTTGCACCATCGCCCATTTAATCCCGTCTAGTGTTACCGTACCAGTTGTATGTGTCGGCGCTGTATTGGATGTGTACTGCGTCCCATTAGGGTCAGCAACAACTCGATAGAGGCGTCCGTCATTAACAACTGTGTCTGATTTCTGCACCACCATGCCGGCAGTCCAATCCAACCAAGCGCCTGAAAGTATTCGAGCAAAGTAACCTGTCGTGTTTGGCGCATCAAGATCATAACAGTTCTCAATTAGCCCGTTTTCGATCCACCCTAACTGCGGGTTTCCTGTATCGTAATCGTGAGCGTTGAGAGCTATCGGATCGTCGTATGTCTTGTACCAGCCATTGCGGATAATAAACCCCTTACCCTTACCGAGATGTACTGCATCCTTATCACCTTCGACGCGGTGGTTCTCGATCCGTATATTTTCGAAGGTACAAATGTGGATACAGTAAGAATATGCCCCTAAGTCAAGGCATTCAAAATCCTCTATAACAAGGTTGCGAACATAGAAGAATGATATTTGTCCGCGAAGACCAGTAACGAGTGTCCCAGACGTGGATTGAGCGCCATTACATATTAGACGCAACCCCTTGATCATAATGTTCGTGTTATACGTTTTTGTAAAAGCGCCTTTGTTAATGAACACATACCCATTAGATGTTGTGCGCCTGATAAACACACCCGGGCCAAATTCCAAGGAGGTGTTATCACTGATTGTGACTGTCGCATCCAAGTCATATACACCAGGTATCGTAATAGACACCTTACCACCGCGATCTACAGCAGCTTGCAGTGCGATCGTATTCGATCGGGGGTTATTCCCTGGCAAAAAATCAAACGTAGCTGCCGTTGTTTGATATACACTGCGTTTACCTAATGGTTCTGCAATGTACCCGTAAACAGGTACATTGTCCTTGTCCATAGCAACCATACGCAAAATACGGATAAAGCCAGCATCAGGCTCTACCGTGTATACTGTTGGCTCAGTCGCTATCTGTCGGATGTGTACCTTGTTCGCGTCATAGACGTTAATACGGTACATTTTCAAGTTACCTTCGAGAGACACGGACTTAATGCCAGCAACGTTAATAAACCCTGTGCGGTATCTGTCAGATGCCACTGTTTCAGCACCACCGCTGCTTAAACCGCCGAGTTCCCAAGTTGAGGTAAGTTGAGAGCGAACCTCGCGATACACTTCACGCTCTGTTCCATTTATACGAGATAGTGCAACTTTACCAAAGTCCATTCAACTCACCGCCCTTCCCTTGACGCTCAGGTTTCCTCCTACAACCGCTGAAATCCGTGCCCTGAACGCAACAAGACCTGTAACATCAAACTGCCACACTTCGCCCTTGCCGCTCGTCTGAGAGGCGAGAGATAAATCTTGCAACTTGACACCTTGGATTGGATACCATGCACCACTAGAGCTAGATCCCTCGAATATGACTGTGTTGCTTGTTGCTGTGCCTGTGATTTCTAGAGTGAGGGTTTTATAGGCTCCAACCACAAATGGCGTGCCATTACCAGTTGCTGAAACAGCATCTTGAAGCAGTACGTCAATGGTGTCACTCTTAATACCATCTATAGTGGCATTAATCTCAGCGCCACCTATGTCCACTTTTACGCGTTGATTCTCTACTACACCGCCACCAAGCTCTATGCCAGTATTTCCGTTCTCATCCACCGCCACAAAATATGCTGGTGCTCTTTTACTTGTTATCATCCCGTCTCACCCTCCCTTGTGTGACTTTCCTGGGGTCATTGCCAATCTTTGCGAGTAACTGAGAAAGAAGCTCGTTTGTCTTCCTTTGTTCAATTACAAGAGCATTCAGCGCATCTATTTCATGCTGGTACATTTGCCACACCCCCTATAGGTAGAAGGGAGAGCCGCAGCCCTCCCAATCTGATACTAGCTCGGGTTGTGTCCAAACACCCACGAGTAATCGATAAATCCGTACGACCAACGGCCAACAACCTTGAACTTGGAAACCTCTGTGTCGAAATCCGTAACGGAACCATTCTCAGGCTTGCGGCGGTCGAACCATTTGTGTGCATTTTTCATACGAGTGTCATCAGCTGCAAACCATGCTTTGCGGTTCTTGAGGAAGGGGTTAACGATTACTTTTACATCGCCCTCGTAAATATTAATGCTGAAGTTCGGTGACCCCGGCTCATACTTAGGAATCTCTTTACCCGGCATGCCAGCAATCTGTAACGCTTTGCGCGCATTGTAGGGCGCAACAATCAGCGTATTCGGAATGACTGCCATCAGGTTTCCCTTATCGTCCACCCACTCTTGCATTAATACCGATGTTTCATCCCAAGCATCAATGCTCAAATCTTTCGTGCCTGCGTTAGACTGTACGTCCGTTTCGTTCGTTGGGCTGTATGGGTGATTGACTGCACACAATGCTTTACCATCTGGCCCAGCAGCGTTGTATGTTCGCCCACGGAAATTAACGCCTGTGGTTGTCACAAACGCGTTGTTGAAGTCCTCAACCGCTTGGTACTGGCGCGTTTTATACACCGCATCCGACAAACCACGGATTCTGTTCTTCACTTCCGATAGCTTTAGGTCGTCGATAAGGTCACGGTCAATTACACGACCAGCACTATACTTCTGGTGCCGGTAGCGTTTTTGCCATAGCTCATCGATATCCTCGTAATTAACAGAGTTCCCAGAGCGGCCCCATTCTTCCATCAATCCCTCGCCGCCGATCGAATCAAAGCTCTCAGTGTCTTTTTCAGATTTTTCCACGCTATACATCATTGGAATGTAGTCTTTTTTGCTCGCCATGTCCCGTGTATAGAGCTCACGAAATACTGCTTCTAGTACATCCTTATCCCAAGATACCTTTGTCTGCATGTATCGCTACCCCCTTAGCCGAAAATGCGGTTCTTTACCTGAACCACACATGTCTTTTTAGTTGTGTTAATGTCCCAAACCGCAAACGCCCCACCAGTTACATCAGAAGACAGCACAGACAATCCGTCCGTCGAAACATCAGCAGAGGATTGACCGATTTTAAAGGCAGCATCAGGCGTACCCGTGTAAGGCGCTTCAAAGCGATCGTTAGCGCGCGCTTCTACCACCTCTAGGACAAGGTCTGTCGCTGTACACGTCTTGGAAACATTGGAGAATCCTCCGACTGCAACGCCGTTAGCTGCTTTTGTCCAAGCTCCATTGACAATAGCTAGCGCCTCACCCTTCGTATAGGTTTCAGCGGCTGTACCAGGGATGTGCGTAATGCGGCTTGGTACCGCGTATAAACCGGTGTTCTTCCATACAAAACCTTTTGGCATGGTACGTTACCTCAATTCTTCACGTATTTTTTAGCTGCTTTCGGATCTAGTCCGAACGCCGAGAATGCATTCATCATATTGCTTGGAACACTTGGTTCCTGGTCTGCAGGAGAAGCAGTTTCCACCTGTGACCGCCTGCCTAGCATCTGAGCCTTTATTGCCCTCTGTTCGGCAGCTTTCTTTGTTTGTTGTTGCAACGTGCTTCTATGGGCCAGTTCAAACGCGTCAACCGGATCATATCCTCGCCCAATGCGCGCCTGCATGTCAGTTGTAAACCAGTCTGGCGTAACCCCGTTTGCTTGTGCTGCCTGCGCACTCTCCAGCAGATGCGGATAGGCGTCATAGAGCGCGGCCCATTGCGCGGTCACTTGCTCTTGCTTGGCAGCTTCTTTCTCCTGTTCAGCCCTCACTTGTTCGCGAACGAGAACTTCCTTCGCCTCATTCAGCAACGGATTGTTATCCAGCCATGCTGTGAGGTTATCGGGATCGCCACCGGCATACTCATACTCTTCAACGAGCTGATTGCGCAAATCTGCGAATTGATCTTTCTGGCGTTCTTGTTGCTGCTGTTCAATTAAGTCCAGGTTAGCGACTAATTCGGAATGATCTTTATATCCTTGGAGCTTGGCGACTCGATCAAGGTTTCGTTCATACTCCGACTTACGCTCACGCTCTTTCTCAAGCGCAAGACCACGCTGGACGTACTCTGTGATTTGATCCTCAGGAATCTCAACATCTTCCTTGTTGTATTTCACCTTAATCGTTTTAGGCTGGCTTTCATGCTCTATGGCAGGAACACTATCGCCTTCCTGTTCTGTCACTGTGCTGCTTTCTTGCTCATCAAGACCAAATGCAGCGAATGCGTCTGCTACAGCTGGTTCTTGTTCGGTTTGACTCTCTACGGTTTGGCTGCCGGTTTCTTGAGTCTCATCTTTCATTGTGAAACACTCCTTAATATCGAATAGCCGCTATGGCTGGCGGCAGAGGTAAGCATATATAAAAGGGCGCCGCTGCTCTGCGAACGCCCTTGAGCTATTACCTAAATTGATTTTGTGCAGCTATGTCAACCTTTTGCTGCTCGAGCCCCATCTTTTGCATTTCCATTGATCGTTGATATTGTTTGTCATCTTCTTGCTGCGCTAGTTTCGCAGCCTCCACTTGACCGGTCATGTTGCTCTGCTCAGACTCGACAAGCATCTGCTTCATTTGTGCGTTTTCCTGCTGTGATTGCTGCAATTGCGCCTGTAGTTCCTGCATCTGTTGCGCAAGCTGCTGTTCCTTGCCCATTCGCTCTTCGATGACACTGAATGGCTCCATGCGCCCATTCTCGATGGTGTATGTGACCGCCTGAGTGTCAATAATTCCCTTGTCTAGCGCCATCCAAGCTGTATTTACCCAGTAATCTCGATCAGATGGCTTCTCGACACCGAGCTTCACCTTGATATCGAAATCAGGCACATACTCCTCTTGAAGCTGTAGCACCTCAGGACCTTCAACACCTGACATCGCATCAGGCACCATATTGCCTGTTTCATATTCAGTTGGTGCTAGCCCCTTAAGCTTATCTGCAGATATCCCGACGGCCTTCCCAGTGACTCGCCCAATACGTTCTTGCGTGTAAAACTGTGCGATAAGCCCAATCTGCTGCCTGAACGATTCCTTAAGAGCTGCTTGGATCAGCTTTGAAGGCACTGCTAAATGGCCTTGTGATGCACTCTGTAGTGCCTCTGCCTGCCTCCCTGAAGTGACTTGAGAGTTTGCCGCGCCATTAACGCTATCGAAGCGCCGCGGGATCTTCTGGAGCATGTCCAGGTAATGTTGAATGAAGCTCAGGATCACCGTCTGAGGCATCGTACCTTGCAACTCTTTCACCTTGGTTATGTCCGCAACGGGCAACATGGCAGCAACTGCACTTCGCATCCTCTTCCATATCGGCAGCTTCCCTTCTGCTATAGCCCCTTCTTCATACATGATAGCGCCGTTACCCATCTTTGCTGTTTGCTCCACAGCAAGCTCACTGAACTTATTGAGCATGATTTGTGGACTAATGAGGTCTCTCATGTATCCTTTGGGCCATATGCTGCCCTCAATCGGAAACAGCGACTTAACCTGTATTGGGTAGTCTCCATGGTCGTACACATACGGAATGTGTTCTAGGAAGACGCCCGATGTCGAGACGTAAGCGCAATGGATACCATCAACTGTACCAGCAGCTTTTGCTTCAAGCGTCGACGGGTCTTTACCTTCTGCAAGTGCATCGTCGGCCAACTCCTTGAATAGCTTTTTGTCTTTCGCAGTCATGAGCTTCGGTTTACCCTTATACCAGTACTCGATCAGACCGGATCGCTTGGCTTTGTAGGACGTGCCATCCTCTTTGTTGGATTCGAAAATCTCAACGTCAGAAGACACGTTATCTTCTTGCACCTTCTTGCCCTGGGATCCGAATCGTTCACGGAAGTATTCAAGCTCTTTCGGCATGTGCAGGATCATTGCCTTGGACTGCTGGATGTATAAAAAATTCCCGATACGGGGATCAGGAAAGAATGTGCCATATTCAAGTGGAATGAAGTCGTTACGTCCTATGAACCGTTTATCACCGTATCCACCAGTAATGGTAGGGTCGTGAACCGTCTTCGATAACCACAAGCCATGTATAACGAATCGGCGCACAGCAAGGAGATACTTCTCATCAAAATTCATTTGTTCCAGCTCAAATGGGAAGTATGCGGTCAGTTCCTCAGCTTTCGGATCGTCGCTAGGTTCCCTGCCTTCAAATTCAGCTACTGGCGTCCAGCCGGTTAGACCAGACACAACAGATTCAATCTGCGACCAGGCCACGTTGTCGACGCTGTTAGGACGCAACTTCATTGTATCCTCTGTGCGCAGCCCTTCCCAGTGCTTCTTGCCACCCTCATAGAATCGATCCTCTTGCCTCCAAGTGTCTTCGATCTCCTGCCGCTTGTCCTTGAACACGTTGTAGTCAACCATGATTGTGTCATAAAACTTCTGCTGCTCAGGCGTATTGGGGTTGCTATCGGCTTTCTTGGCGTCATCGTCACCAGAGAATACGCCTTTGATCTTATCAATTACCTTCACGCGTCATCCTCCTTCTCGACTTGTGGGTCATCATACCAAGATAGCTGCTTTGTTCTCGGCTCTTTGCCGCTGTCAGCGACCTTCTGCGCCGTTGTATACTCTCGATAGTCCTTCGCCATCAACTTACTAGTGAGTACGTCTATCGTGCGCTGCTGACGTGATATAACGGCGTATGATAGAGCACCCATCAAGACCAAACAGAACATGGCTCCTGCTGTTAGCAGCTGTATATCCGTCATGTGTTCACCTCACCAAAATGATTCTTCCTTATCGTCGTCCTCATCATCCTCAAGCTGCCGTTCCTGTCTTCTGTCATCGGGTACCGCCGCCCAGGGCGTCCCGTCCGCTATGGTGCTATGTACAATCTCACCTGCCATCGATGCTGTATCGACCGTATCGTCATGTTTACCACGCGGGAAGCTCAATAGCTCATCCTCAACGTCCGTCAGGTTAGGCATATCCTCTCTGTGGTAGACCTTGCCTGACTCGTAACGAGCTGCGATTGGTAAGCTGCGTGTTACCTTGTCCTTATCTACCTTAACTGGCCTGATCGTCATACCCTCACGTTTACATTCTTGTATGAGATTTGTGCCGAACGTCTTATCCTCAATTGCTTGGAAGCGTGGCCTGTACCGATAGTTCAGCTCTTTAAGTAGCGGCTTCTGGTCAGGTCCTGTGATGTGTGTCCGATAGGCGTCATACCAGAGCAGATCATTCAAAGGCGTCACATACCAGGTCGAGACTACGAAAAAGTCATTAATTGTCTTCTCGCTGTTCGCCGTGTCTACTGTCTGGAAGTTCCAGCAGTCTCGCTTGAGGTATCGCTTATCGCCAACAATAAAGTAATGCGCATTACCTATCATCTCCTCACGGAAATAACGGAAGTGGGCTCGCTTGAAGATCGTCCCGCCTGCTGCACTTGGCCGCTGCTGATAAAGGGCATTAGCTACGTATGAGCCTACGTCTGCGAATATCTGCAGCATGCGTTCTCGTGTGAATCCAAACTCAGGCCACAGCGCTTCTCCTACGGATCTACCCAGGTAGTCATCTTCTTCTGCGATAGCCGGGAAGTTAATGACTGTCCAGCGCTCTCCTGTGTGCGTGCCGTTAGCGATCTCTTCCTTCTCTTTTTTCAGCAGCCGGCCAACTAGGTCATCTTCATGCCAGCGAGTCATAACAACCACAATACGACCATCGGGCGTTAAGCGAGTGTATAGAGTGGATTGGTACCAGTCCCATATCTTCTCACGCATTGTCTCACTGTTAGCTTCCTCAGCATTTTTAACGGGGTCATCTATAATGGCGATCTTTGCGCCTTTACCTGTGATGGGGCCGCCGACGCCTGCAGCAGTTACTCCGCCACGATGCCCTTCTATGCCCCAGCTTTCTGCAGACGAGTTAGCCGGATCGACATCGACATTGAAAATGTCATTGTTATCCCTGAGTGTGTCCCGAGAGATTCGGCTAAATCCCCTACTCAAATCCAAAGAGTAAGATGCAAGGATGATTTCATCCTCAGGGTTGCGTCCAACATGCCAGGCGGGGAACTTCTTCGAAACACGCTCACTTTTACCGTGCCTAGGCGGCATAGTGACGATTACTCGCTTAAGATCTCCCGACGATACTCTTTCCAGTGTGCTATCCAGTACATCAAGATGCTTGCCGTCTCTG